CTCCTGTTCCACTCGTCGATCACCGACCGACGATCATGCCATTCCCCGAACCCGTAGGAGGCTGCATGCCGAGCGTTGGAAAACTGGGAACCCCGGAAGAGCCCGTCTTCATCTTCGACGAGGGCGCACCGGCCCTTTACGTCGACCTGATCACGGAGCTCGAAGTCGACGAGAACGACATCGTCCGCATCTCGTTCGGCGCCATGTCCCGAAACGGCGACGGGCAGATCAAGGCGATGATCGCGGTTCGGATCAGGATGCCGAAGAATATGGCTTGGCAGTTCTGCCGAGATCTGCGCGAACTGGAAGGTTGAGCCGGTCATGCTGCGCTCGCCTCTGCAGCATTCATCGCTTCAAGGATGCGCTGCCGCGTCTGCATTCTCGGCTCGCGGCCTTCCCTCAACTGGAAAACGAAAAGCGGATCTCCGGCGAACTGCTTGCCGAAGTTCGTCGGCGTCATGTTCCGCTCTGCCATGAAGGTTTCCACACTGGCCTTGAAGGCGTCGATCTCGGACACGTTCACCATTCCTAATAGGACTATCACTATCAGGATAGGTACATTCCTATTCGCTTCCTGTCAATTCCTATGCCAGTGATTTTTTCATGGACCAGGTGAGAAAAACGATTCTGAAGCGGATGCAGGAGCGGGGCCTCAATTACAAAGAGGTCTCCCTGGAGCTCGGCAAGAATGCGGCCTACCTCCAGCAGTTCATGGAGAGGAACGTGCCGGCCAAGCTGAAAGAGGATGTGCGGTCACGCTTGGCGGAGATCCTCGACTTACCCGAGGAGGATTTGGGCGCACCGGCAAGGGTGCCTCCCAGCCAAAGCAAAAGCGACGAAATCCCCGAGATCGATCTCGTCGCGGGTCTCGGCGCCGGCGGCTTCGTTGCGCTGGAGCACACGACCAAGAACGGCATAACCTTCTCCAAGGAAGTCGTTCGCGATCACTGGCGCCTTCCCGAGTGGATGCTTGCGAGAATGGGCGTAAAGGCGCCTCACGTTGCCGCCTTCCCTGCCCAGGGCGACTCCATGGCGCCGACTATCGGTGACGGTGACGTGGTATTCGTCGACACGCGCCACCGAGTGCCGTCGCCCGATGGGGTTTATGCGCTGGCCGACGAGTTCGGCGGTGTCGTCGTCAAGAGGCTCGAGGTGACGTCGAGGCCGGGAGCCGACATGGTGACCGTCAAGATCATCTCCGACAACCCGCGCCATTCAGAGCGCGAGTTGACGCTCGACGAAATCAACATCGTTGGCCGTTACATAGGCCGGTTCACGGTTTAGCCAGGAAGCGCTCGCTGCGCACCTTGATGTCAGCTACAACAATCCCGACCACCCGATCATTGAACTCTTCCCGTTCGATCGTCCGTGCACCATAACGCGGGTTCTCTCTGGATAGGCAGAGGGCGCCGCCCTTTTCCAACGTGCTGCTCACCCGATAGAGGTCGAGCGACAGGCCGTCGTCGACGAGGTAAATCCCCTCGCCCTGGTATGCGGTTACCGGCGCCAGAAGCGCATAATCACGGCCGCCGCTGAGCGCGGGCTCCATGGTGTCGGACTTGACCGCGTGAACGCGGAAGCGTCCGGACATGAGGTTCTCAGGCGGAATACTGGGATTGAAAAGATCATGCATTTTGCCCCTCGTGCAAACTTGAAAACACACCCCTCAGCATTGGAGCGCCCGCGCACGTTAGCGCAGCCACTTGAGCACGCGACACCTTAGATCTCGGCAAGGGAAAGCCTGTGGATTGTCACACTCAGCCGCTCCTTTCATTAGCGACGCCCTGGAGCCGGCGCTGCAGCCCCGCTTTGTGACAGCGGCGTGACAATCCACAGAAGAGAACCCATAGGCATTTAGGGCAGCGCTCCTATTTCGCCGGCGATGTTGCTGAAAACGCACGCCGGATCGAAGCGATCACATTTCGCGTAGCGCGGTCACGCTTCGTTATTCAGCGCACCCCCTCCTCTCCGCAAAAACAAAGTTCCTATCCTGATAGGCTATTTCCTATTTTCCCTATTGACAGCAGAATAGGCAAATTCCTATAGTCCTATCAAGACATGAACACGGTTACTTCCGGAGATGAAGCGATGAGCATCCACGGCACCTGCCAAAACATCAAAGACAACGCAGCCCGTCTGTCGCACGCCATGCGTTGCGACCCGTCGGACGCCGCGGCACAGACCGCGCTGAAGGAGTTCATGCAGCGCACCTATTCCGACCTGGCTTCGCTTGCTTGGCACCTGGGCGCCGACGGCGACGTCTTCCAGCGCGAGGCCGTACCTGCATCCGAGCTCGTCGATGACGTCTATTTCGCGATCAACCGCGAGAAGGAGTTCGAGGCGCCAGTAGGCCGGCAGGTCTATTCGACGCTCAACCACCCCCAGCAGTTTGGGAGCGGGTTCTAATGACCCGCCCCTCCTGCCCCGCCTCCGAGTTCGGCTGCACCTGCAACCGCTGCGCTGTCGATCGCGACGACGATCTTGAAGCGCTCAAGCAGTTCAACAGGGCCACCACCACAACGGCAACCTTCCTCATCCTCCTCGCCGCCCTCCTCGGTCTCATGGCCGTGGGGCTCCTCAGAACCGAAAGCGCAATGCAGCGCGCAGCCATCATCAACCAGGAGTCAATCGTATGGAAATGACAGATACCAATCCTTGGGCGTGGTGGCAGAACGCCTTGGCCGGCAACATCGGCCCGATGCATGAAGGCGTTCCCCAGCAGGGCTATTACCGCACCCGCTTCAAGGGCGGCCAGTGGGAACCGGTGGCGATCTGGCTCGACGAGGCCGGCGGCTGGCTTGCGATGCGCGGCGAACGCATGGTCGACGCAGCCGACGCTTGGAACTTCTGCCGCACGCATCCGGTGAGCTACGAAGCCTACCAGAAGGCCATCGAGGGTGCCGGCTGGGATGACGAGCCGCCGATCGCCGGCATCGGCCACAATCTTCCGGCCGATCCGTTCGAAGCCCTCAAGCTGGAGTATGAGGCCGAGAAGGAACAGGCCGAGGCGTTCATGAAAACGCCCGTTACGACGCAGGATCAGGCTGATAAGGCCGCGATCTGGTCGAAGCGGCTGACGGCAATCAAGAACAAGGCCACCGACCTGCACAAGGTCGAGAAGCAACCGCACCTCGATGCCGGCCGCAACGTCGACAACAAGTGGCGCGGCCTCAAAGAGGATCCGGACACGCTTGCGAAGAAGCTTAAGGCGCACGTTACGCCGTTCTTGCAAGAGCAGCAGCGCCTTGAATACGAGCGCCAGCAGCGTGAACGCGACGAAGCCGAACGAAAGCGCCGCGCGGCCGAGGAGATGGCCGCCAAGGCTGACGCCAGCGACACTGCAGCGCAAGCCGCAGCGGAACGCCTGCAACAGGAAGCCGACAAGCAGGAACAGGCAGCAAAGGCGAAGAACGCCCAGGCCGGCCGCACCGGTGCCCGTGTCAGCCTCCGCACGTTCCTATCGGCTCGCATCGTCGACTACGACAAGGCCCTGAAGGCCTTGGGCAACCACCCCGAAATGAAAGCGCTCGTCGAGACGCTCGCCAACCGCGCAATCCGCGCCGGTGTCGACGTTGATGGTGTCGAGCGCATCGAAGAGCAGAGGGCCGCCTGATGATCGAAGCAACACCCCTCCTCGTCGCCGCCGTCAAATTCAAGTGGCAGAAGGACGAGAAGACTTACGACTACTTCATCCCCGGAGACCTCACCGTCGCAGTCGGCGACAAGGTCATCGTGGAGACGGCGCGTGGCAAAACCACCGTCGAGGTCATGGCAATCAAGCCGAATTCCGAAATGGCGCAAAAGGCGATCGTTCGCCTCGTCGAGCCGGAAGCCGTCGAAGGAGAAGAGGCATGAACGCGCATATTCCCGCCCTTTCCGCTGGCGGTAGCGTCATGGCTATCGTTCCCCAGACCTTCGAAGAGACGTTCCGCGTCGCGCGCGCGGTCGTCGCCTCCGGCCTCGCGCCGTCGGCGCTCATCGGCAAGCTGACCGGCGACGATGCCGCAAGCGCGGTTGCGGTCGCCATCATGTCCGGCGCCGAGCTCGGCTTGAAGCCGATGGTCAGCCTTCGGAGCTTCACGGTCATCAATGGAAAGCCGGCGCTTTACGGAGACGGACTGATCAACGTCGTTCGCATGTCTGGCCGCGTCGAGTATTTGCGCACCGGCTGCGACGAGATCGGCGGCAAGCTCGTCGGCTTTTGCGAGGCGAAGCGGAACGACACCGGCGAAGAGAAGCGTGTCGAGTTCTCGCAGGATGACGCTGTCCGCGCCGGCCTCTGGCAGACCGAGGCCATGGTCACGAAGTGGAACAAGTGGGACAAGAAGAACGAAACGAAGCCGAACGATAGTCCCTGGTATCGCTTCCCTAAGCGCATGCTCGCGTGGCGTGCCGCCGGCTATTGCCTTCGCGAACTGTTCGGCGACGTCCTCGGCGGCATCCGCGACGAGTTCGAGGTGCGCGAGATCGACGAAGTCGAGACGATGCGCGACATCACGCCGGCGAAGGCTGCCCAGCCTCCAAAGCCGCCGGTACCGCCAGCGCCGCCGGAACAGGCATCGAAGACCATTGAAGCCGAGCCTGCGGTCGAGGATGACCCGGCCTTCGACCTTGGGGACTTCCTGGAGCAGCTCGAAACGTCGCTCGCCGGCGCCAAGGATGAAGTGGAGGTCGAGGAGATCTGGACCGACTTCGACGCCCCGGCCGTGCTGGAAACGAACGGCCACGCCGACATGATCGACGCTGCGTTCGCCATCAAGAATCGTCGGCTTGCGCAACTTTCGCCTTTGAACGGTGGCTGATCATGCGGAAGAAGGAAAAGCCACCGCTGATCCAGGCGATCATGACGCCGCGCGGCCTCCGGGCCCACACGCAGGACGACGCCGAGAAATTGGCGTCGATCCCGGAAGGTTCAATCTTCGAGATCGTGCCTGTCACCAAGCGATCTGATCGGCAGCTGCGCACCTACTGGAAGGCTCTTGGCCTGGTGGTCAAGGTCACTCAGAAGTGGTCGAGCGCCGAAAACCTGCATCGCGACATCAAGATGACCCTCGGCTACCGCGAGCAGGTCGTGAACATGCGGACCGGCGAAATCACTCTCGTTCCGGACAGCATCGCTCTCGACAAGATGGAGCATGCCGAGTTCTGCGAATTCATGAACCAGGCCATGGCGCTGATCGCTGACACCGTCGGCTTCGATCCGCTGGCCTTCCTAGCCGAGGAGCGCGCGGCATGAGAAAGCCCATCAGCGTCAACATTCATGACTCCCACCTCGGCATCTGGCAGGACGACGCGCGGGACGAGACGCTCCGCTCCGAAGTCTACGCCGAACTGATCCGGCGCATGCGTAGCCGTGGCTGGTCCATCCGTCGCAATCCCGAGGTGCATCATCGCCATAGATGCATCAGCCACAACTATCGCCTCGGCGCGCGCGGGACGCTTCGTTGCGAGATCGAGTTGGCCGGAAGGACGGTCAAGGTCGAATTCTGGTCGACGACGGCCAAACAGGAGAACCGTAACGGCAGGCGGTACGACTTCAATAAGCTGAAGCGAATGGCGAAGCTTGACCGTCTGCGGGTCGAACTAGAGTTCCGCCGCATCACCGCATGGCTCAAAACACTCGCGCCTGTGAAGGTCGAGCGCCGCGATGAGCAGGACCTACCGGCTATGCAGCGTATCGAAAAAAGGTACGCGGAGAGCTGGCATAAGGACAAGGAGTTGGGCCGCCCCGTTTGCTCCTACGACTCTAACCGTAGGGCGAAAGACGGCGCTCTTCTTGAGCAGGGCCAAACGGTTTGGTTTGCCGATCGCAAAGGGCGCATCGTCCGAGGTACCGCCTACTACAACATCAACAACATGTGGTGGGTCATTGCTGGCGGAAAACTGTTCAATGAAGCTTGTTTTTACCTGCTGACTGCCGCTCCCGTCGATCTCCGTACGAAGCACAACGAGCGTGCGCGCCGCAATCGCCTCGAGGCGGAATTGCAGATCGCCGTCAAGCGAATGGACTATCAGCGCGCTCATGTTCTGAAGACGATCATTTTCGGCGCTGAGCAGACCTACATGATCTGGGCGCGCGACAACCAGGCTTACTACCGGTCACAATATGCTGGCTACTCATCTGATACGGCTGGCGCCGGCCGCTACACCCGCGCCGAAGCCGAGGCCGAATGCCGTCGCGTTCCTCATGAGCTTGAGATGGTTTGCCCCGACGGCACGCACGTCTCCTTTGACAGGAGCGCAGCATGACCGACCGCCCAATTCTCTTCTCCGGCCCGATGGTCCGCGCGCTGCTCGACGGGCGCAAGACGCAGACGCGGCGGATCATTAAGCCGCAGCCTTTCGCGAGCGGATACTATGACGGGGAAATCGAGATCAATGTCATTCCAGCGAATGACCAGTACCCGAAGGCGTTCCGCTTCAACGCCAATGCAGTCGGAGGCGGCGCCATACTCGAGGAAGTTTTCGAGCCGCGCATAAATGCAGGCGATCGGCTTTGGGCTAGAGAGACATGGCAAGGCCTGTCCTTTGGCGACTACCAGCCCACGAAGAGTAGCTTTTGCGAAGTGCGGTATGCTGCGACAGACCCGTGCGCTGATTTGGATGCAGAGGCGCGCGGCTATCCTTGGCGCCCGTCGATCTTCATGCCGCGCTGGGCCTCTCGCCTCACGCTGATCGTCACCGACGTTCGCGTCGAGCGTCTGCAAGACATCAGCATCACGGATGCGCTGGCGGAAGGCTGGCCGGGAGCGGTCGAAGCCAACAAGATGCCCGCGACGAAGTGGTATCGCCACCTGTGGGACGAGATCAACGGCGCAGGCGCGTGGGACGTAAACCCTTGGGTTGCCGCCTACACCTTTTCGGTCATCAAGCAGAACATTGACCAGATCGAGAAGGTGGTGGCATGAGCGGCGTTCGCTACTTCCACGGCGGATTCGGCGGGCTCACCGTCGGCCAGTTCGTCCTGCCGCCGGCGACCACAAAGGCACCGTCTACCGCGCGCTTCGGCGCCGCCGGCGTCTGCAACACGAACAAGGTCTATGTCTGCACCGATCAGCACGGCGCTCTTCTCTACGCTTGCATGCATTGGTCCGGCTGCGGCAAGGTCTACGAGGTCGAGCCGATCGGCGAGTTGACGCCGGATCCTGACGCCGCTCGGGCGGGCTTCTCCTTCGAGTGCGACAAGGCGCGCGTGCTGCGAGTGATCCGAGTGCGCGGGAAGCTCATCAAGCAGGTTCAGCGAGACATGCTCCGGGAGGCGGTATGAGCGCTTCATTCGACAAAGCCTCGATCATGTCGACGCTGACTGACGGTATGAAGATGAAGGCCCAGATGATCAAGAAGGGCCTCACCGCCGCCCGCGTCCGCTGCCCCCAGTGCGACGGTTTCCTTCACGCGCGCCTCGCCGGCCGGAAGAACCACCTTCGGTTCTGGTGCGATGGCCCGTGCAAACGACAGATGATGGAGTAGACCATGGCGTCCCGTGTTGCCAATTTCATCCGCCCCGATCCGACGCCGGTTCGTAGGCCAGCCAAGAAGCCCGCCTATCTGGCGTTTATTCACAACCTTCCTTGCGCGGTCTCTGGCGTCTACGGCGTCCAGGCTGCGCACGTCTCCTATCCCAACCAATGGCATGGAGCCTTTGGCCGCGGGAAAGGGACAAAGGTTCCCGACCGCTTCGCACTCCCCCTGTCGCCCGCAGAACATGACCTGCAGCACTCCGGCAAACTTGGATCGGAGCGCGATTACTGGGCCTCGAAGGGGATCGACCCGCACGAACTCGCAAATGCCCTCTGGGGCGTGTTCTGCGACTTCGACGAGGCAGAGGCGATCGTCAGATGCACCGCCATCATCAATCAGCGCTTGGCTTCAGTTGGCGCGCTCCGGTCGAGGGACGAGGTATGAGGGAATTAGTCGAGAAGATTGCCCAGGTAGCCAATGCCGTCGGCTGGCAGGCAGGTGAGCCCGCCATGAAACTCGCCGGCCAGATTGTTTCCGTCCTCGCCGCGAATCCCGAGCACATCGACCGCTTCATGAACGAAGGCGCCGAACTCTTCCTGGACGGCACTTTCAACGCCGAAAACGGCTGCCTCACATATCGTTCCATGGGCGGCGATGTCCTCAGCCCGTCCGTCCTTCGCGCAAAGAAAGGCATGCAGCAATGAGCGAATCCGGGGCATTCGACACGATCGTTGCCGCACGCAAAGCCTACGTTGATGCGGTAGCTGCTTACAACGCTCGCCTTGAATTCGTTCGCGCGGAACGGGAGCGTGGCAACTGGCTCAATGTCGATCCTGAATATTCCGCGATGTCGGAAGCTCAATCTGCATTCTATCGCACGGTCCAAGACCTTGCCGATGCCGCCATCCGCCAGCGCGCCGAGGAGAAGCCATGATCCCCGACCTCACCAACGCCACCGATGCTACGCGCGAATACTACGCCCTCCCGGAGGACATTCGTTCCACCGTATCTGCCATCGTAGGAAACCCTCCTAGGCCGATGAGCACGATGGAGATCATGCTGGCTATCGGGCAGGCGATTGCCGAAGAGCGCCAGCCCTGCGCCGAATTACCAGGAGACGATGAAGAATGAGCGATAGCGCCTATCTCCTCCTCACCAGCGAGCAGACGGCTGAAATGCTCAACGTCTCCATCAAGACCTTGCGCGAATTCGTCAGGGCTGGCGATATAGCCTACATCCCGCTGGGAAAAGGGCAGGCAAAGCCCCGCCTCGGCTTCCACATCGACGACATCAACGACTTCATAAAGAGCCGGAGAACGCGCGCGTGTCCGTCTACAAGCCAAAGAACAGCCCGTATTACCACTTCGACTTCCAAGTCGCCGGTGTACGATATCATGGCTCTACGGAGACAGCGAACCGTCGAGAAGCAGAAGCCCGGGAAAAGATAGAGCGCGACAAGGCCAAGGCTGCGGCCAAGGCCTCGAAGAATGCCTCGGGCGGACCGCTCACGATTGCCGTGGCGACCGGCCGCTACTGGTCCGAGGTCGGCGAGCGGCACGCGAACAGCGAGACGACCTGGACCGATATCAACCGTCTCGTCGATTATTTCGGTCCGACAAAGCTGCTCTCCGACATCTCAGACGATGATGTTGCCAAGCTCGTCCAGTGGCGCCGGTCTCAGAATGCCTGGGGCCGAGAGAAGACGAAGGACGACCAGCCGATGTGGCTTGTGTCGGCCGCGACGGTCAACCGCTCCACGACACTCGTCTTGAAGAAGATTTTCACCCGGGCAAAGCGCACGTGGAAATATGAATTTCCGATCGAGCCCAGCTGGCGCGACCATTGGCTTCAGGAGCCGAAAGAGCGTGTCCGCGAGTTGAAGGCGACGGAGGGCGCAGCGATCGAGCTTGCGACCAGGTCGGATTATCAGCCGATCTTCGATTTCGTGCGCGCGACCGGGCTACGCCTCGAAGAGTGCATTCTGCGCTGGTCGGAGGTCGACTGGCAAACGGGATGGATCACAAAGACCGGAAAAGGGGGGCGCATGGTCAAGACCGCCATCACCAGCACCGTGCGCGATATCCTGCTGCCGCTCCGCGGGCACCACCCTGAATTCGTCTTCACATACCAGGCGGCGCGGACCCGAACCGGGAAAGCGTCATACAAAGGAGATGGGGAAGGAAGAAAGAAGGGCGACCGGTACCCGATCACCTATAGCGGCCTAAAGACGCAGTGGAAGCGAATCAGAGCAAAGGCCAAGGTCGAAGATTTCCGATTCCACGACTTCCGCCATGATCTGGCGACCAAGCTCCTACGAAAGACCGGGAACCTGAAAACCGTCCAGAAGGCATTGAGCCACGCCGACATCAAAACGACGACGCGCTATGCGCACGTCCTCGATGAAGAGGTCGCGGAAGCGCTCGAATCGCTTTCCCGCTCGAAGCGAGCACAAAGGAAGAACAAATGACGGGGATCGTTCGGGACTTTTTCGGGACTATTCGTTCCCGAAGAGTGAATCTGAGTGCGTTTTGTTCCCATTTATCAGGTATGGCTTACAAAAGCACTGGGGATAGTACGTTGACAATAAGGGGAAAAATGGTCGGAGCGGCGGGATTCGAACCCACGACCCCTTGACCCCCAGGAGAGAGGGCTAATTTGCTGGACGCCCTGATACGCAAGGCTTTGCGGCATGTCCAGAAGGTCAATTCGGGAATTATTTCGGGACTCGGTGACTCGGTTTTGCATTTGGGGTTTTCGGGCTAGATCAGCTCGAATATCTGCGCGTCATCCTCTTTCGGCCTTATGCCTTTGAACGAGGCATGCCGCAGCTTCCAGTCATCCGTCCAGGCGCGATACTCGACGTCGGCAACAAGAACAGGCTCGACGAAGATGGCGCCCTTCCTCCTAAGCGCCACCGCTGGCGTTTTCGTCACCATCCCCTGGAGAAGCTTGCGCAGCTCGCGCGAAAGCTCATGTGACCAACCGGTACCGCAGCCGCCGACATAGTCGAGCTCTTGGTCCTTACGGGCGGCTAGGAGCAGTCGTCCGATGTGACCAGGCACCGTCGACGGTTCAAAGCCAACGATAACGAAGCTATCACGGCGCTTGCAGGTGATCTTCTGCCACCACTCGCCGCGGCCGGAGCGGTATGGCTTCTCTATGTGCTTGGCGATGATGCCTTCGAGACCGTGCGTGCAGGCGACGCGGAAGAACTCGTCGCCGTCAGCCTGTACCTCTTCCGACAGCCGGATGGCCCCTTCCCGGCCGGCGACGAGCGGCTCCAGCAGCCGCCGGCGCTCTCGCAACGGCAATCGGCGCATGTCGCGGCCATCGAGGTAAAGAAGGTCAAAGGCATAGAAGACGATGGCGCCAGCTTCGACCGCGGAAGGAAGCCGTCCGAGCGCTCGCTGCAACATGCCGAAGTCCGACCGGCCCTGGTCGTTCAGAACAACCGCCTCCCCGTCGAGGATGGCTGTCTTGACGGCAAGGCGCCGCGCGTCATCGGCGATCGACGGAAAGCGATCGGTCCAATCGTAGCCGCCGCGCGTGAGGATCCGCACCCGGCCAGGCTGGATGTGCACGGCCAGCCGGTACCCGTCCCACTTTACCTCGTAGGCCCAGTCGGGGCCGACGGGCGGCTTGTCCACGAGAGTGGCAAGGCAGGGGTCGACGCGCGCCGGCATAGGATCAATCGGGGCGACATCGCGGGTCTTCTTCGAGGATGCTCTGGCCATAGCCCCATTAACGCACAGCCCCGAGAAAAGCCGAATTGACTCTTTCGGCGTAGGGAACATAATAAGAACATTCATCGGCGATGCGGCGCGCCATCCATCAATCAGCGGCGAATGCAGAAAGGCGCGCATCATGCGAACACTTGAAGATGAGATCGGAACCGCAATTGAAGTCGATCTCGCGGTAATGCCGCCGCACCAAAGGCGGGCCTACGCCGGCCTCGACCAGTACCGACGCCCCGTCGAGGTGCGCGGCGTCCAGGAACTCGCCAAGGGAATTGCCGAATCCTTCGGGGCCTTTGCCATCTTCGATGTCGAGACGGTATTGCGGTCTCCGGCGATTGCGCCATTCGTTACGCAGACGCTCTACGCGATCCCGCTCGAATTGAGGCGGGCCGCCTGCGACCGCGATCGACTAAAAGCGGAAAGCGCGCGAAAGGAGATGGCGCGTATAATCTCGGCCGCACTTCTGGCGCGATACCATTTCGAACCCCTGAAACACGTCAGCGCCTCCTGCCATCCGAATTGGGAACAGGCATTCGAGCAGCAGTTTGGCGCCGGCCGAGGAGGCGATCGACATGAGTGACGAACTGGGAGCCAAGCCCCACATTGAGGCCGGCCCGTATGTCCATTACTGCGAACACCTAGGCTGCACGAAATGGGGCAGCTTTGGCTTCGCAGTCGGCCGCGGCGAGCCGAACTGGTTCTGCACTGAGCATCAGCCCGAATGGAACAATCGGCCCGACTACCCAAGCGCCGTCGACGCCGCGCGGATTCGATACGGCCACGCAACCCACCCTAGTGCAGGCTAGCACCGAGAGTATCCATAGATCGGCCGCGCACGGCGCTTGCACTCGATCTCTTCCTTGTATTCGTGGTCGCCACTTGCACTCGGGTTTCTCACCGAAGACCCAAGCACGTATCGGACCTTAGTCTGGCTCCGTTGATGGCAAAGGTCCTAAGCCAGTGACCGAGCGGATCCCTTCGGCCCATGTTAGCGTTGTCACCCCGAGCGGCACTCTCGTCAGCCGCTCGTGTGAGTGATGGCCTCAGAGTTGCCTGCGTGTCCCTTCTTGGCAGCTCTGAGGCCGAGTTCTATGCCGGTGCTAGTTTGTTGTGCTGAAGGAATTGTTGATGCGTGACAAAGACGATTTTGGGCTGCCGGAGCGAAGAGCATCAACCGGTCTGCCCCTCAGCGTAATGCTCTTATCGATGTTGACGATCGTCGTTTATCTGCTCGTCGGCGGCGCCTTCTCGAACAACGGAAGCGGCGTGGTCGCGGTCTATGTTCCTCAGCAAACCGATGCCGAACATCGCTAAGCTTCGAGCTAGCGATGGAATAGCCACCTTCTATCGAGATATTCGTCCGCCTTCGCCTGAGCAGGATTTGCTCGTCGGAGTGCTTCTTGCACGTCCTTCCGCCTCTGGGCGGCGGTACTTCCGCTTGCTTTGAATGTGTCCACTTCAGTAGAGATGGGGTCCTTGCCTTGGCCTCTCTTCTCTTGATCATCTGCCATGCATTTTCTCCCCCAGCATCGATGAAGGATAGGAGCCGACCGGCCACCGACAAGGGCTGGAACCTCATGCCCGGTGTTGGGATCATTCTGCCGCCGGCTGGAGAGCGCCGCCGTCGGCGAGCGTGGCAATCAGATTTGCGATCGCGTCTCTGTGCGCTGGTGATGGTATCCTGTCGAAGTTCCTTGCTACCATCATGGCATCATCGCTTTGCTCTGGCAGGAGCACCGTGGGTTCGCCCGTGTCAATACCTCTCCAGAACTCGTCCATGCTGCAATTAAGCGCCCTGGCCACCGCAAAGAGGCTTCCTGCGGCGATCCTCCTCGCCCCATCCTCGCATTTTTTCAACTGTGACCAGGAGACGCCGACAGCCTTCGCCAGTCCCCTCCGGGACACTCCCGCCAGCTCCCGAACCCGACGTATGTTTGAGCCGATGACAACGTCGATCTCGCAAGTCGTGTTCGTGTTGTTCATGCCTCTTTCCCCACGTCGTTCTATTCTTAACCTGCGCGCTGGTTATGTCGAGGCGTCTACTCCATTGGAGGAATGCTCACCCGATTGGGTGATTCGACAGGAACAAGCTATTCTGATAATTGTGACAACCTAAAATTGCCCGTAAGTGTCTATTTTTTTATTCATTCTGATATTCGTTTTGGCCGGAAATGTCCCGGCTCCCGGAGGAAACCATGGCTACAATTACGTATCATTTTCCAGCAGGACTTTACCCAAACCAATACAACCCACCGTTGAGTGGCGTCAGCGTTAACCCGTCTTTCGGCGAACTCGTAGACATGAGCACGGCGAGCCGTTCGACCACGACCAGTACTTCGGTGCTTTATCGGCTCGACAACGGACTAAAAGTGAAGTTGGTAGGCACCGGGTTCAGTTTTGACGCGAGTGGCGACGCTGTGGGAGGAACAATCACATCGATAGAAGTCCTTCTGAACAACGGCACAGGATTGATACAAACAATTAGCGGGCTGAATATTTCGCTTGAACTTTTCCAAGACGCATCGGCCGCGTTCGACAGTTCTGGACTCGAGAGCTGGCTCGCGAGCGGCAACGATACGATCAACGGCTCCCTCGGTAATGATGAAATTTGGGGACACCTTGGAAACGATGTCCTCAACGGCAATGCGGGCAGTGACCTCGTCACAGGCGGCGGAGGTGCAGACACCTACGATGGAGGAGCCGGGTATGATGTTCTGAACTTCCAGGACGCTTATGACTCCCCAACAGCGATAAGAGGCATCAACCTCAACGCCACGGCTGGGACCGTCATTGATCAGTTCGGGTTTTCGGAAACCTTCCAGAATTTCGAGGAGTTCAGAGGAACCCAGTTCTCGGACACGATGGTGGGATCCTCGGTCGATGAGACGTTTTTTGGATTTGGCGGCCGCGACACTATTAACGGTGGCGCTGGAATCGACACCGTTCGATACGACCGCGATTTCCAGCGAGGCGCCACAAAGGGTGTCAGCATCGATCTCAGCACCGGTATTGCGACGGATGGCTTTGGATCTCGGGACACTCTCACCAGCATCGAGAATATCCGAGCAACTGAATTCAAGGATACAATCGTCGGCAGTTCGGCAGCCAACTTCCTCCGCACGTTCGCGGGCAATGATTCAATCAATGGCGGAGGCGGCGCAGACAACATGCGCGGCGGCCTAGGCAATGATACGTATTTCGTGGACAACACCGGTGACATCGTTGACGAAGCGGCCGACTCGGGCGCGGGTACAGATGCCGTTCACTCCACAATCTCGTTCGCTCTCGGTAACACCGCGGTAGTCAAAGGGGGCGTGGAGAACCTGGTCCTACTTGGCACCAGCAACATAAATGGCACGGGCAATGCCTTGAACAACACCCTGAGCGGCAATACCGGGAATAACATTTTCAGTGGCTTTGCCGGCAACGATACAATAGACGGGGGCCTCGGCAACGATCTGATAAATGGTGGCCTCGGCAATGATATCCTGACCGGCGGAGCCGGTTTGGACACTTTCAACTTCAGCTATGCTCTGGATGCCACGAACAACGTCGACACGATCAACGGGTTCGTTGTCGCGGACGATACGATCCGACTGGAGAATGCGATCTTTACGGGGATCGTCGGCACCGGCACGTTGACTGCGGCGCAGTTCGTAACCAATACCACGGGCCTCGCTGCTGACGCCGACGACCGAATTATTTATGATAGCGACACCGGAAGGCTGCTCTACGACAGCGATGGGGATGGAGCGGGCGGTTCTGTTCATTTCGCCACAGTCGGAACGAACCTCGGCATCACTGCAAGCGATTTTTTTGTAGTGTAGTTTTGCATCTCACGCAAAAGGCCCTCTTCATTCTTGGGGAGGGCCAGAGCGACGACTGTGGCGGCACATGGCGTTAACGAAGCCGACCCGATCGACTCCCACCATCCTCGAGCCGCTGCAGGATCTCACGCACTAGACGCATGTCTGAACTGAGATTGTTCAGTGTGCTCTCGACGGCCCGCATCGATGTCGCCGCTTCGGCCGCCTGCTTCTCGACGGCCGATATTCGGAGCTCGTGATTGTCGATCTGCCGGAGGGAGACTTCGGCCGCTGTAAGGCGCTTGTCGAGACGATCGATGGAATTCGCCTGCGAGTCCTGATTGGCGTTCACCCTCTCCCAGGTCGCGCCCCACGCTGTAAGGCCGCCGGCAAAGCCGAACAGGATCACCAGGGTGTTGAGGTTATATTCAAACCTCCATTTCGGAGTTGCGACCATCTTTTCGGTTTCCTGTGTTTCAGACAATCCCCTGCCCTCGTAGTGTGATGCGATTACTGCTGCGCTTCGCCGTGGCGGGCTCATTCCGCTTTCGTCCAGACAGCCGCGGCACAGATGCCAACGACGGTCCGATCTATCTTCCGCTGGTCCGCCGGCGTCGCGCCGCGCGTGCCGATCAGATCAGTGCCCACCACCCGGCGCAGTCCGTCGGCACTTGCCGGCGCCGAAGTCGCACATCCCTGGAGGGCAAAGGTCAAAGCGAGAGCGGACATCGTCCGCAGTGCGGCCAGCTTCATTGTTCTGCCTTTCGATGGATTGACGAACGTCGTCACCGCCCTGCCGGTAGATCCAGGCAACGACGGCAACGACGATGGCGACAGCGGCCGCAGCCGCGACGAGGCGAGGAGTGGAAAACATCACCCAGCCTCACGAACCCGGCGCACGAAATACCAGAGCCCGACGAGCACCGCCGCGACCATTGCGGCGGCAAGCGCCCACTGCACCGGGCCATTCCCCGCAAACAGCGCACCTGCGGCCGAAAGCAGACCGCCGAGCGGCCCCCAAGCCTCTGGCTTCTTCAGCACCTCTCCCAGTCCAGTGTCGCGGCTATCCGCCTTGGCTCCGGCTTCTGGCGGGGTCTCGACCTTTTCCACACTCCTGCCGCTGGCGTCAGCCGCCAATCGCAGCGCATTGCCCCGCACGCCGGGTTGATCCTTCCACTGGCCCTTCGGGTCCTTGCCTGTGACGCGGACCGTCCAGCCACGACCGTTGACCGGAAAGCCGGTCCTGCCGTTCGTGAGCGAGCGAAGGAAGCGCATGCGGGCGTCGCAGTAGTCCCGAATGAGCGTGCTGACGCCGCCGGGGTATTTGCGCACGGCCGCAAGCGTCTGCTCGCCGACCTGGCCGTCCTCGCGGATACCGAGGACCTTCTGCAGGGTCTTCACTGCTCGGTACGGCCCGGAGTTCACCCCGAAGTCGAAAGCGGCATAGTCGAGCCCGGGCGGCAGCAGATCGCCCCCGCTCTGCCCCCAGTAGGAGCGCCGGTAGATGTCCTCGGCCTCTTCCCGGCTCACTGCTTTGACCTGGTTGGTCGTGACCGACTTGACGCCGCGGTGCGCTGCCAGAGTGGCGCCAGTCACACCGTACTTCGTGCCGACCAGAACGCCGTGGAGCCAGTTGCCCCGGTCGCCTTTGTGATTCGAATAGCCGCCCTCATCTCCGAACATGAGTTCGAGGGCGACGGGAAGAGTTTCCCGAGCCATGTGATCTCCTGGTTTCATTTTTTGGTGGTTAGTTGCGCGCTCACCGCGTCGCCACACCGCGATGGAAGAGCGGTAGCCATCCTGAGAGCGCCGAAGAGATCGCGCCCGTATTGGCGGACGGTGAATCTGACACGTACAGAGTGAACGACAGCGATCGCCATCATTAGGGTTCCAAGTATTCGGCGTGCGCCAATCTCGCTTGGATACATTGACTTTGAGATGAGCCCACCTAATAGTTCGCCCGCTTTCAATGGGGGAACTAAAGCCAAATGTCGTACACAACTGCGGAACGATTTACCGCGTTTCTTCTCACGTACTTGCCAAGATTTTCCGCAGTCGCAAGCTTTATGGAGCACGAAACGGAGACGGGCTCGCGATACGTGCCGCTTCTCGCGGCGCACGAAGCCGTCATTGGAAAGCCAGGCGTCTGCCTGGAGTTCGGCGTATTCAGAGGAGCGTCGATCAACTACACCGGCAAGAAATACTCGAAGCGCAAGTTCTATGGTTTCGATAGCTTCGAAGGATTTCCTGACGACGGGCGAACGGATTGGAATCAGGATTTTTCAACTGGTGGAAAGCTCCCAGAAGTTCCCGCAAACGTCACCCTCATCAAGGGATTCTTTTCCGATACACTGCCCGGATTTCTGACCAACCTGAGGGATGAGGTATGTGTCGTCAATATTGATTGCGATATCTACTCCTCGACCAAAGACGTGTTCGACGCGTTGCAGAAAAATAGGCTCCTCAAGCCTGGGGTTGCGATCGCCTTCGATGAGCTGATCAACTACAGAGAGTTCATCTGGAATGAAGCATTTGCGCTGTTCGAGATGCTCGAAGCCACCGGTCTTGGAATTCGCTGCCTCAGTGTGCACCAAAGGGTACGCGGACTTGAGGAAACCCTTTCCATGCTTTGGAATGGAGCGTATCCGAGCTGGGCAAAGCAAACGGAAGAAGGATACCGCCAACAGGCGTCTCTGATACTTACCGAGGGTGGTCTGGATATGAGCATTCTTGGCCAGCCGTACAGTAGACGAAGGGTCGTAGAGGTCTCAAAACGGCTCTCGGCGATGGTTATGGCGCACGCTCCCGATTTGGCCGGCAGGTTTAAAATTTCTGCATGAGCCTTCTCTCTCGCCGCCGCATTCCTGCCCAATTGGCCTGATCCACGATATTGCGTTGATTTGCGGCGGCCCCTGCCCTAGAGAGCCGCCGCATTTGCAATTTTTGGGTGTCCTGTCACTTGCATGTGTCAGGACTGCGTTTTAACAACGCCAGGCATCGAAACTGGATGGATACTCCGCAATGAGTAAACTCACGCTGATCATCGCCGTCAGAACATCAGATTTTTCCGATTATGCGAAAAGGCTGCAACTCAGAGACGCGCTCGATCTGGCTGATGTTGATACCATCCTCGTGGACGACGGCAGCCCAGCCAGCGTCTCGTCGGAAGTCGAAGGTTTCTGCCGCGAACGCGGTTACAACTACATCCGCTTACAGACCGAGGAATTTTCGTTCTCGCTTTCCCGCGCCCGCAATACAGGGATAGATGCTTCGTCCACCGAGTGGATTTGTTTCGAAGATATAGACCTCGCCTATAGGTCGGACTTCTACCAACGTCTAATGCGCGAGCTCGACCTCCTTGAGGAAACTCCGTTCAATTTCCTGACGGTTCCCGCAGTCTATCTCTCCGCCGCCCAGTCGGACCGCGTATTTGCTAATGGTATGGATGCGGAATACGAGCGGGCCCTGACTGCTGCTCTGCTCGAAGATCCACGCGGACACGATATCAACTCGTCTTTGCAACATTACGCGCCTGCTAGTTCAGTCGTGGCGGTCAGGCGCAAAACCGCTCTTTACGTCGGCGCCTTCGATGAGAACTTCGCGGGCTGGGGCGGAGAAGACCGGGATTTCGTGTTTCGCCTTCTGCTGGTCAATGATCGGATCGAGAAGCCATCCGAATTTCAGGTCACCAAGACCTGGAACCTGAACGACACCACGCAATTTGACGGCTGGCGCGCGCTCTATCGGATGCACGGCGATTATCTCGCCCGCAAGGGCATGTATGCGTTCCACCTCTTTCATGAGATCCTGTCTTGGCGGAGCGGCCAATCGAACATCAAGCTGGCCTCCGAGAAGGCCGAACGGTATCACACGACTAGGAAGGTACCGGCGCGCCGAGATCCGAACCAGCCGCCCGACATTATCATGGGCTTCAACCCGCATATTGCGAACGAAGCGGTTCTCCAAGCTCTGGCAAACCCGACAATCATCGACGAGAACGGTCGAGCAGACCCGGAACGATACGCCGCAGAAATTGCGGAGCAGAAACCCAGATCTGTTCTGATGTGGAACCCCTACGGCCTCCCCTGGCGCAAGAAGGTCTACGACGCGCTCCGTAAACTCGGCATTGATCCGATCGTTGGCGAGCGCGGAGCGTTGCCCCGGTCCCTCTATTTCGACAAAGGCGGCCTGTGCGTCGAAAGCCCCAGCTACCGCGAGGAACGTTGGGCCAAGCCGCTGACGGAAGAGCAGGAGCAATCCGTAAAAGCCTACATCGCAGATATGCGCTTCGGCGAGCACGCTCTTGAAAAGCAGTCCGGCCGCGTTGGGGCCGCTCTGCTCCGCCACCGTCTGAATATCCCCGATGGGGCGAAGATTCTCTTCGTTCCGCTTCAGCTTGCCGACGATACGGTAACGACGCTATTTTCGGAGAAGCGCCGGGAATATGATGCCTACCTCTTGGAGATCAAACGCCTGTCGCTGTCGCTGCAGAGCGATTGGGTTATGGTGTACAAAAACCACCCTCTGGCGGTTCAGAAGTTCGAACTGTCCTCGGCGATATGCGCGGACGCCTACCATGTGCATGACCTGCTCGAGGCGGCCGGAGCCGTTGCCCTGTTTAACTCCGGCGTCGGCGTGATCTCGATGGCCTTCAACAAGCGTGTCTTCTACTACGGCCCTTGCTTCTATGCGATCGACGGGATCAACGAACGATTTGAAGACGCAGAGCAGATGAGGGTATCTCTGAGAAACGTTGCCCCTGTCGACAAAAACAAGGTTCACCAGTTCTTCTACTATCTGCTCAAGGAGCTTTACAGCTTCGCCGATTGGAAGGCGGACATAGCGACTTTCAGCAACCTTTCGAACCGGACCAAAGTCAAGGACATTAAGTTCACAGAAGTTCGTATCCCAGGCTACGCGCCGGCGATCTACCAATACCCGGCCTTCGATCTTCGCCGGTCGGTTCTGTTCGACCCGTACCGCCACCATGCGAACCTGAATGGTAAAGGCGCAGTAATAATGCCGGCGACCAAAAGCGCAGCAAAAGCGGCGGTAAGCTCAATCGCAAACTTCGTGACCTCCGGAAACTTCACCAAAGCCGCAGCCCATTTCGAGACCGAGTACGAGAAGAACAAATCTCGGCCCAATCTGCTGCGATCGGCGGCTGAGATGCATATTCGGGCAGGCAATAGGAAGAGGGCGATAGTGCATCTCAAGACGGCCTCCAAGCAATTGCCTGGAAACCGAAGCGTGCGCAGACGACTACTTGTGGTAAAGTACCCTTTCTTAAAGCGCGTAATCGGCGAGAACGAGTTCCCCGTAAACTTCTGAAGATTGGGTGAGGAGAACACCGCGTATGAAATCAGGCACCGACGAGATGGACGATGACGAGTTTCTTAAGTATCTCGTCCGCACTCGGTGGAAGGATCGCGCCTGGCAAGCGGGCGCGGGCCTCCTTGCCGGAGCCTCCATCGGGTTTGTTTTGTCCCTTCCCTTGTCTGCCTGCCTTGCGACTGGAATGGCCGGAGCCTGCGCGGCTATAGCTGCTGCCTATCTTCATTTCACGGAACCAGCGTTCGTTCCGACCGTCACATCCCCGGATGATGACGACGACCGGGACATATACCCGCTAAATCCAGACGCCATGACAGACGAAGAACTTGAGAGAGAGATCTTCCTGTCCAGAGGCGGGCGCCACTAAGCGCCCATCACGGTGAGGCCGGCAGGGGTTGCCAATGAGTGGCGTCGTCTGCGTCATACGTGTCCGGATTCGGGCCCAAAGGCATCGTCACCCACGTGCTCTCCCCTCCGCCCCACTCAGGCGTTCCCCACCTGACTACATGGCAACTGGGGGCGTCATCTGTCGGCTCGTAAACCAATATCCACGTCCCATCCTTCGGCGCCGTCTCGATCGGTAGCCATCCGTTCATGCTAGGCTCCCATCACGGCGAGGCTGATATTCTGCGTACTGCCTGTCTTGTTATCCACGTACAGGACGCCATCCTGAACGCCGAGTGTCAAATTGCTCGCCACCCCGCTTGTTCCAACCACGGCGACTACAGTTGAAAACGCGGGGGCCGTTTCCAGGTTTGTGCTCACAGCAGGGCTAGGCGCTGCGCGGAGAATGAAGCGCCCTATAAGACTCACGCCTGCTGTGATCGTAGCCGTTCCAGAAAAAATCGGCTTACCAAGAACAATCGAAAAGGAAGTATTGTTCGCAACACCTCCGCGATAGATGACGCCTGCAACATCCCCTCCGACCATCGCCCGCGGATCAATGCGGATGCCGGAATTGCTCCCAGAGAAGTACACAGGGGTCGCGCGCAGCCGCACATTGACGGTTGCTCCGATCACAATATCCGACAGCGCGCCAGCCGTCCTAATGAACTCGATACCGTTTCCGGTCGTGCCAGAACTGAACACATTGTCGACGGTGATCTGCTTCAGGTCGCCGCTGCCGTTGCATTGAAACGTAATGTCTGCAGTGGCGGTGCCGTTGATAGTGACATCGTCAACCGAAAAGCCAAAAATGCCGCCGGATCCAGAGGTTAGGAATTTTACTGCCTGCGGTGCATTACCTGTTGCGCCACGATAATTGATATCATTGATCTGCCCGCGCGAAACAATGATGCTGTCGCCATGCACCAAAACTCCTGTCGAGGCGCAGATGTAGCTCACATTGTTGATGCGTGGGGCGGATACGTTCCCGCTGGCGCCCTTTCCTACAGCGATCAGTGACTCTGGGCCGCCTCCAGATGAGTAGGTGGAATACACTCCGCTAATGTTGCAACCAGAGCCACGCACGAGAATACCGGCCGAACCAGCAGTGAACGGGTATGTCCGCCACACCATGTTGAGTTCGCGGATGGCGCAGTTATTCCCACCCTCGCCCACGATGATCTGGTTGAACGCCTCCTGCGCAAAAACGTTCTCAATCACGCAGAAGTCGTGGTCTATGCGGATGAAGGGGCTTGTCCTGGCGGAAACGTTGTCGGGGTGGTTCTCGAATTGGATATCGGAGAAACGGCAGGCTGTGTGTCCGGTCGCGAACACATCGAAGCCGTCACCTTTTACGAGGAAGACCGTTCGGCGATTGCCGCTGCCCATAACCCACCCGCCACGCGTTAGCGTGACGCCCGTCATCATGGTGTAGTTGCCGATATCGAACTCCACCTTGCTTTCGCGGGAGTTCCCCATCGCCGTGAAAGCCTTCTGGATGGCCGGCGCTTGGTCAACGGTATTACTTCCAGGGAAGGCCCCAAACCACGACGCATGAACCTGCCGTGCGGGTTCGCCGCTGTCGCTGTCATGCGCCAGGATGAAGCTTCCGTCCCCTCTGAAGATGTGCTGCTTCGGGCTGTCGATGACTTCGGTGACCGTCACCGTTCTTGTCGCGGCAGCGGTGACGTAGGCTCCATCAGCGAAGTAGACCGGCGCGTCTATCGTAAGGTTCGCATCAATGAGCGTGTTACCGGCCGGGAAGCGAACGTAGCCAAGAAGCGCTGCCATTGCCGAAATGGCCGGGGAGCTGTCTGAAGTAGGCGATGAGCCGAACGCGCTTACATCACTGGAGGAAATGCGCACCCAGGCACCCAAGGTTGCGGCGGTATCGTCGGCTTTAATGTAAACGGCCTCGGCAGTGTCGGCTGCGATCTGCGCGGAAAAGTCGCCTGCGGTCCATTCATACAGACCGTTGCGACCTGCTTCCCCGAGGAAGGCCAGAGTCGTCACGTTGGTGTTGTACGCCTTGAGCGCTGTACGAGTGGCGGCGTACCGGATGTTGGCACTTGCAGCAGCCGCCTCGGCAGCCGCTTGAGCAGCCTCAGAAGCTGCGACAATCGCTGCGCTCGCTTGATCGCTCACCAGTCGGAACGTCGAGCCCGACACAATGCCCATGACGATCATGCCGGCAGTCAGGCCACCGACCGCGACGTCGTTGCCGCTGTTCGTCTTGATCGTCAGCGCAGCGCCGCCGTTGAATGCTACGGTTACGGGGCCACCCGTGTTCGTCTCGGCGACTTCCATCCAAACCAGCGCAGATCCAGAAACCGGAATGGCGGTGGTCGCTTGAATTGCGACAGGTGTGCCGGCTCCGGCATCGTTCGCCACGATGAACGAAAATGGCAGATCCGACTTCCGCTCCCACGTGTCGGTGTCATGGTCGAACCCGTATACGCCGATATACTCAACGTTCGGGTCGTCAATAACCCAGGCCATTCGCTTCTCATTAAAAGAGACGTCCGCGAACAACTCTGCGCGCGTGTCGTAAATCAGGCCGCCACTCGAGGTGAAGGCCGTGACTATGCCTTCAACCCAACTGCCCCACGCACGGATCTGCGCCTTGTCAGGCTCATACGGATCAGAGGAAGGACCATCAGCCCAGATATTTGCGGCGAGTTCGACCATGATGTTTCCCATGCGAAAGCGCCCCGGCGATGCGCCAGGGCTTAGAAGGAGATGAAAGAGAGCGTCAGGAGACGATGAAGGAGCCCGTAGCTACCGGCGAACCTTCGATGCCGGAGCGGTTGATGGAGACGATCCAGCCGAAATAGGTGCCTGCGGCGAACGACCGGACAGTCGAGTCTGCGCTGCTGGGAGCGCCATATTCAGGTGGCCCGAAATAACTTGCCGTGCCGAAGTCATTGACCGTGTTCCAATAGACCTTGGCTCCGGCGTAGTTGCTGCTGTTCGGTGCGGTCCAGCTGTAGGTTGCCTGGCCAAGGCCGCCGCTCGCGCTTGGCGATGTAACGACACCCGGAGGCGTCGGATCTGCGGTCGAGGTTACAGTCTCGGTGACCGACCACGTGGAATACCGCCGGCTGGACGCTATGAAGGCCACCTGAATATCCAGGACCTTGTCGGCTGGGACGTTTCCGGTGGAAAGGTCAATGTATCCGCCGGAAGGTTCCGCGCTTGGGTTCTGTTGCTCAACCCAGGCACCCGGCGTACCGAGGCCGTCTGCATCGGCTACCCTGTAGCGAACGACCGGTGTGAAGCTGCCGTCCTCAGGATCGATAATGACGACGCGGATATAGACGCTGCCGCCGTTTGCCTTCGCCTGTATGAGGTTGATGACCGGTGTTGGAATGTCGGAGGCGTTCGCGGCCGGCGGTACCGGCGGCTGCTGCCCCTCTTCCGTCGCCGGGTTCCAGTCGTCGATCCCCTCGGGATGCTCGATGAAGTCCATCGTGAAGCCACCCTTCGTGAGGGCGACAATGGAGCGGCGGTTTTCAACCAGTTTCCCGTCGAGCTTCGGCAACCGCTTAGGCGTCTCCAGCCTAACCCACCGCGCATAGACCGCATTGATGCCGGAAAGCCGGACATCAAGGCTGCCCTTGACCTCCTGGCGCTGGCGCAGCCAATCACGCTTGCCGAGACGACGCGCTTGCCGCCACTGGTGGCACCACTCGTAACTGCCCTCCATGGTCAGGACGCGACCGGCGGCGATCTGAGCGTCGGTGTCCTCAAAGAAGTCGGTATCGCAGCTCGTGTAGTTCGTCGCCGGATAGGTGAATTTCGGGACAAGGCGGTTGCACTCGTCCTCGAAAAGGACACCGTACTGAACGTTGTGGCCGACGATATCGGCGTCGGTCAGCGTTGCAGTCCTGCTTTCGCGGAACTTGCCAACGGTCAGGATGCGGGCACCGTCACCACGCGCAACAAGGTGACCGTCACACGTCGCCAGGATGGCATTCAGTCCGGACTTAGGACCGTTCTCGGTCGTATCCCAGCCGTTGCACTGGTAGCGCTTCTCAGTCCCTCCGCCGGCGAGAGGGACATCCTCGTCGCAGATGTCACCTTCCTCTTTCCAGAGATCGATGACCGGCAGCAGCGCCTTCCGATAGTCGAGACCGAATCCGAACTCGTTGAAGCAAAGATGCCAAGCCAAGATGATGGCCGCGTTGCGGGTCCACGTCCAAGTGCTCGGGTCGGTCGGGTTCTGTGCCGGATCGCGGAAGTCCCAGCAATAGGCGCCATCAATCTCCACCGACGGCGACGGGGCTCCATAGGGGAACGCCGTCTGCTGGTTCTGCGCATCGGCGTTTTGCGCACGCAATGCCAACGAAGCCTGACCGTCGCCTCGATGATCGTTTGTCCAGATGCCATCCGCGCCCAGTTCTGAGACAAGCTCGGCATATGGCGTTTCCGGAGTGGCGCCGAGGCGAGTGTAAAGGCGCACATTGGCCGAACCCGCCCCATACCGACCGCCCGTCGTCAGCGGCGTCACGACGTTGTCGACAACGGTCACTTCATCGTCGTTGAGGTAGAACCGATTGAACGATTTGATCCGATGTCCGGCGATCGCCTGGACAGAATACAGCTTGGAGCCCTTCCCCTCCCACATCATGCGTGCGCCGGCAAGGCGAGTGCGGCCGACGGCATAGATGCGATACGGTATTGCCTGGTTGAGCGGTGCCCTACCGTCTTCCGGCTTTGGTGGCTTCGGTGCTTGCGCCAGAAGCGCCTGCAGGCCGATCGAGATAGCCGTCGTTGCGATCGCCGACGCGATCGACGCATACGTGATCGTGGTGGCGCCGATGGCAAACCCGCCGGTACCAAGGACGGCAGTGAAGATCGGCGTGAAGATCGGATCAAACAGAACTTCGCTGTAGAGCGACGTCGTGCAGCCCAGCCCATAGCGCTGCAGCATCATGCGGCGATGGAAACTCATCCTATGCGTTCTCCATCCGGCGTGCGCCAGGCTGCAACGTGATCAAGTTTCTTGGCGATGACACCGGACGGCGCCAGCAGAGCCCAGAGCGGGCCGAAGCGAATGGCGCAGACTTCCTTGCCGCCATCCATGCCCGAAGGTGCCAGCACGATACCGACATCGCCGTCTTGCGGATCGTCGGTCCGCACAAAGCCGAGCGGCTCAAGGGCCGCCGCGGCGAATGCCACGAGGCTGCCGGCCGTTGCCAGAATGTCGTGAGCGCCTTCCGCCGTGTTGTATGCGCCGCGATAAGCTTCCGCAGGATCGACGCCGACGCTTTCGCGCAGCCAAGTTCCGCAGAAGGTCGTGCAGTCATCGCCAGCAACCCCGCCCCACCGGAACTGGTGTGGCAGGCTAAGAAATTCCTGCAAGGTCATGGCAGTCCTTAGAAATTCGGCCAGACTGGCTGGACGCCCCTGGCAAGCCGGCTGACGCCGTCGCAGAACTTATCGGTTGGCGAGATCGCCTTCTGATGCGGAGATGACCAGACCGAGCGGGCGCCACGGGAACGGGTCGCCTCCCCGGTCACAACGGCAAGCGAAAGCGTTATGCTCGGGCTATCCCCCTCCTCAACCGGCGGGCTAACTTCTCCGGTATGTGACGCTGTCCCGGTCCAGATCGGAATGATGCTGCTCATCGGTTGGAAATACCGAGAGAGCGTCGTCAGACCCATCTGCACTGCAGCTCCGCGCACCGGCGGCAGGCTGTCGAGCATCTTCGCCGACGTCGTTGGATCGAGGCCTGAAAGGGTGAACTCGACACTGTCCGCCGTACCGTTGACCAGCACCTCGAGCGTTGGCACGCCGATAAGACGGCCGCCGCCGAGATAGACCGTTCCTGTCGGATCGATGCTGTCGAAGTTGGCCGGGATGTCGTTGATGCCGAACCAGAGATGCAAGGCAGGTTCCGTATCGACCCGGAGGAAGATGCCGAGCTGATGGCTACCACGCATCTCCTCGACGATGTTCGATGGGATGAATTCCATTAGAACGCCTCCGTGAACTGAAGCGTCGGCCGCGAGTGATACCAGCCCTCATAATCCCAAGGCAGCGTGAAGCCCCTCGGGAACTTCATCACGCACATCGGTCGCGCCAGCTCGACACGCGTCCCGGCCGTCACCGCCTCGCGCAACGGAGGAGCGATAGCAAGCGTGTAGACCGGGTTCGTCTCGTCTGTTTTTGAGATGACCTCCCAGTATCGATAGGCGCGCCACCCTTTGGTCGGGTGGTAGATCGAGAACCAATCCGACCAGCGCAGCGGCCGTGCGGCCCCGTAGACACGCATTTTCAGGATGCCGGCGCCGAGCGCCGCCGCTTCTGTCACTTCGCCGTAGACGGTCGCCTGGCTGTAGCCTGAGCCATCAGAGAAGAATGACCCGTCGGAATGTGGAATGCCCTTGATAATCGGCCGCTTCTTGCCGTGGATGACAGGGAACGGACCGATGCCGTCATTGATGATTGGGACGTTGAAGAAACGATAGCCGCCGTTCCCGCGTGCCCCGAGCCAATTGATGACCTCGTGCCGCTCTGTGTCTTCGGCCTGTAGCACGCACCGCTCATAGACGGCAGTAACAATACCGCCGCCGCTGGTCTCTATGCTGATCGACTCCCCGACGCCATTGACGCCTCCGTCGATCGCCGACCCGGGATTGTCGAAACTCGCGCGGGTCGGCCGTAGATACATGATCGGCACAGTCGGCTGGTTGATGTAAACTGCCATCGATCAGCCTTTCTGAGCCACAAACCGCTTTTGCGTTTCCCCGAACCCAACACGCCGCTGCTGCTCGTTATACTGAGACAGAGCCTGCCCAACGCCTTGCCGCACAAGGGCCCGGACGTGCTCATCACCGTTGGCACCGATGACGTTGACGTTGAGGTTCGCCGGATCGTTGGAACGCTGGTTGTTGTTGCCGTTCAAGGATTGCATGAGCTTGTGATTGCTCATGACGCCCGAGCCCTGCGGCAGGTTGACGAGCTCCGGGCCGCGCTCGCCGACGACTGACAAGCCGCCCGGTGCATAGTTCGTGCCGTTGGCGTAGAGGCCAATGCCCCCCTTCATCCAAGCGCTGGCAAACTGGCTCGAACCAGAAAAAAGGCCCATCCCATACTTTGTGAGACTGCTGAGGATGCCGGAGCCGCCGCCGTTGGCCATGAGAGCCTGCGGAATGCTGGCCAGCGCCTGACCGAGGCCACCGGCACCCTGCCCGAGCGCATCAAGGCCCGTGGCGGTTTTCTTGGATGCTTCTCCTAGCTTGGTGACCGCATCAACCGCACTGTCGCCTCCGGAATAGGTCCCGATGCCATCGAAGTTGCCGATGCCAGCCTTCTTGGCGCCATACCACGCCCCCCAGCCGCTCTTCTTGGCCTCGTCCAGTGCGAAATCAATACCGGCCGGCCCAGCCGACGCATCGGCCGGATCAAGTCCTGTCTGGGCCATGAACTTGTTGCCGAGACCGCCACCCTTGTAGAGCTGGAATGGCCCAAACGACGGCTCCCGAACTCCGTTCTTGACGTAGTTCGACTGTAGGTTCCAACTGTTGAGACCGCCCTCAGACTTTGCAACCCGCAGGGCGATGTCCGGATCAATGCCCCGAGCGGCTGCCGCCTTTGCAATATAGCTTGCGATCTCGGTCGTCGGAGGCAGAGCGCCTCGGGTGACGGCACCAACCGGAGCGGCAAATGTCTTGTTTTCGTTTGCGCCATGAAATGACCCGAACGTTGTGGTCGCGTTGAACCCGGAAGACACGGCTCCGGCACCCGCCTTAGAGCCGCCGGTCAACCAGTTCGCCGCAACGGTAGCCAGCTGATCAAAGATGGCATCCCAAGCCTTTTCGCTGGCCTTCTGCGCAGCGTTCAAAGCCGACTTGACGATTGCATCGCCGATCTTGCCGCCGTTCGCCCATGCCTCCTGGTGAATGCCGTCGAAGAAGCCCTTAAAGGCATCCTTCGCTTCATCACGGCGCAGGCCCTGGCGAACTGCGTTGGCCTCAGGGGAATTCAGGTCCTCATTGAAGCCGTAGCGGGTGAGCGTGGTGGCTACCTGCCGATCGATGGCGCTGCGTTCCGCCTGACGCTCCTGAAACGAGATGTCGAGCCAGAAGTCAGCCTTCGCCTCGGCGGCCTGCCGGTATGCCTTGGTGACGTCGTCGACCTTCTCCTTCTGCGTTTCGAGTTCGAAGAAGTTCGGCTTCTGGCCTGGTACCGGCACGGATGTCAGGCGACCATCGGAGTTGAGGATGGTCGTGGCGTCCGGATCGCCGCTCAGTTCGATATTCGGTCGGCTGGTGGGAACACCCGGGTTGCGCGGCGTGAAGTCCGCGGTGCGCATCGTCCTACCGTTTTCGGTGAAGAACGATCCGGAGATGATGTCCTGGACGTTATCGGCGCCCGCGATGCCCGCAATCCAAGCAGCGCGCGCTTCGCGTGAAGCCTCGATGCTATCTCGGATTGACTTGGTGATGAGGTCGAAGGCGTCCCGGAACCCGAGAACGGACTTAATGCCATACCGGTCCACCGCTTCAGACAAGAAGCGCTGGGCGTTGTTGATGTCCGCTATCGATGCGGTACCCTCGTCAAGGCGCTCGCGCAGGTCACCGAAGGCCTGCGAGAAATCCCGGATGAATGCGGGGTCAGCGTCGATGCTCCGGAGGCCGCGAACCGCCTCGGAGAACTGCCGGTTGACACCCTGCAACTCCTCGCCGAGGCCCTCTAGCTCCCGGCCAGCCAGAATTTCTCCTGCTTCCCGGCCCTGAGTGATCTTGTCGGCGCGGTCCAGCTCGTCGACGTAGGCCTTCAGCTGCGGTGCAGCGTCGCCCCAGAGAGCGGCCGCGCGCCGGATCAGATCGTTCTGCTCTTCGAATAGCTTGCTCGTCTTGTCGGTCCCGCTTTCGGCCGTCATGAAATACTGGACGAGCGCGGCGGTGCCGGCGGTCAATCCGATCGTGACCAGCGAAACAGGGCTGATGAGCGATGCGAACGCCGAGGCCAGACCAGAGACCGGCCGCTCCATCGACCCGAGAACGGACGCAAGCTGCGTGCCCTGCTGCAGGCCGATCATGAGCGGGTTCATGCCCATGGCGGCCGTGACGGCGATGTCTTGAAACTGGAACGCAGCATTGGCAGAGTTGAAGCCCTGCCCGCCCGGTCGGTTCGTGTTCGCAGCCTTCACCGCAGCGCCGGCGGCCGTCGCCGACGTCTTCAGCCGCTCATAGGCCTGTCGCTCGCGGTCGAGCGCCTGCGTCATCTCCTGTGCCGAGATGGCGCCGAGCTTGTGCGCCCGCTGGATTTCGCCAATCGACGCCTCGTAATCTCGCGTGGCTTTCGCCAACGGCTGATACTTCAGCGTGAGCCGCTCGACTTCCATGCGGAAGGCGCGCACATGCTCATCCTGCGCTCCGAACGAGCGGCCGAGATCATCGATCGGAGGCTTGAGCTTGCCAGCGCCCTGCCCTGCCTTCCCAAGCGCGCCGCCGAGCTGCTCGACCTCGTTCTCGAGCTGGCCAACAGCCTGTTGAGTGCGGCCAGCGGCTGCCGTCAGATGATCGAGGTCAGCCGCGCCTTTGACGGCCGGCGAACTGTCGATCTTGAAACCAAGGGTAGCTTCAGACATCGGCTATCACTTCTTGCTTGGGAACAGCGCATCGAAGAGACGCGCGGAGAGCGGACGCTCTGAGACTTTCGGCTTCTCTGGCTCTGGCTCATCCTTTGGCGCCATGATCTCGCGGCGCTTCAGGTCCATCGCTAGAATGGCATCGAGCTGCCACTGCTTGAGGACGAGGCCGCGAAGCCTCGCCCATTCTCCAATTGCCTGAAACCCAAGGGCGTTGGGCCCGTAGCCGTTCCCTGTGCGCTGGCTGTCCAGCTCGCGGAACCACCACCAAACCTGCTGGCCGGCGGCTGGGATAGCGAGCTTCTTACCTTCGTGCTGATCGACGATAAGCTTGCAGAGCCGATCGATCAGCCTTTGGTAAAAGAGCCGCGGCGAACCGCGCGAACCTCTACCTGCTCACGGATGATCCGGAACTTGGTGTAGAGGTTTCGGACATTCTCCTCTGAGAAGGGCACAACACTGCCCGCGATCTTCGGATTCGGCGACCAGCTCATCGTTGCCTTTGCGAGGATGGCGACCATGCGGGCATCGCTGTCATCTTCCCGCGCTTCTCCGAGGCTTTCGCGATCGGCCGCAGCCTTGGCGAACTCCGCAGCAACATCGCGCACCGCCTTCTGCATCCGGTCACTATCCGGTCCGACGACGCGGATCTTGAGGCCGATCGGCTTCGCCTGCTCATTCAGGATTTCGATCTCGATACCCTCCTCCTGGGATTGGACGAGGGCTTCGAGGCCGGAAAGGTCGACAAACTCTTCAGCCATTACGCACCACCTGCAGGAGCAACCGTCAGAACAGCGCTGTTGATTTCGACATTGCCCTGCAGCAGGCGAGCCGTGTTGGCGCCGCCGCCGTTCTCCTGGGCGGTCATGACGATGCCGTAGAAGTACTTCGTCGTTCCCGTCGGCGCGGTCGTGGCGGTATGGGTGCCCGACTGCGTGCCGGTCGTGGCGATCGCTGCACCGCCAGGCGTCGCCGCGACCTGAAAGTCGTTTGTGCTCGGGTTGACGACATAATACGTGGTGCCTGCCGTAAGCCCGGTCGGCAGTGCGCCGGTCGTCGAAAACTTGACGGGAGTGCCGGCTGCAAGGCCATGCGCGGCCCACGAGATAACGCCGGGAGATGCGACCGTCATCGTCACAGTCGACGTCTTTGCCGGAGGTGCGTCGTCGAAGGCGAGTTTGAACGGGTAGTTATAGTCGGTCGCCTCGGCAGCGATCATCGCGATCTGGCCGGCGTCATTCGGCAGGATGATGAAGTTGTTCTGCATCGAGCCCGCATTGCGCGTGCCCTTCGCCTTCAGGTCGCGACCCGAGGAGATGATGGACTCGGTGATCAGTGCCGCAGCGTCGCCGATGGCCCCCATCGTCTGCCATCCCTTGATTTCGGTGAAGGTCACCGAGGTGAACAGGGATTCGACAATGTCTGCATCGTCGGGAACGTCATTGACGGCTGCGCCGATATAGATTTTCGCACCGGCGACCGGGTAAAGCTGAGCCATAGCTCATTCCTTTCTGTCTGATTGCGCTTGCCGAAGGCGCAGGAACGGCAGGCCAATCAGGCCGGAACTTGCGGGTAGCAACGCCACCGGGTGGTGACGGGTATGTTGTGGTGGGTATCCCCTGTTACGAGGACGCCGATTTCCGGATCCTCGTCGATGCGGACTTGCGTGTCGGTCCGGAACAGCTTTGTGCCACGGCGGAAGTGCGCGCGAAGTTGGCCCGCGAGATTGTATCCGTCGACGATCGCGGAACCCTTCGGCCACATGACGTTGGCGCGCACAAAGCCTTGCCGGATCGGGTCCATGACAAGCGACAGGTCGGTCTCGATCGAGCGATTGAAGTGAACCTCGACCGAAACGAACTTGCTCTGTGCTGTCGGCGCGAAAGGCACCCCAGGCAGGACGATGGCCACACCGGCCGGCGGGGCAAACGCCTGGGCTCGAAGCAGCAGCGCCTGATAGATTTTCATTTCCACCGTATCAGCCATCTGTTACCTCTAGGTCTATGGCCGACAAAGCACTCAGCGATACCGAGGTGTATGACCTCTTGCACGAAGCGTTGTCGCTGCTTTTCAATAAGACGGTTGAGACCGAGAACGGCCGGCAGGTGCTGTCCGCCGCGATCCGCGATCTGGACATCCTGCAGCGTGCGCTGCTCATCATGTCCGAGGACTCGGACCCGCTTCAAAGCGACCGCGAACCTTCGCCTCAGCTTCCTTGACCGTTTGCGGCCAGGTCTGAGCCTCGGCATCAACAAAGCCGAACCCCTGCTGATTGTAGACGCGGCCGAGGCTGTCCTGCCCGACGAAGCCGTAATTCATGCGGGGACCGTAGGCGGCCTGAAATCCGAGATAGAGCGTCTCGCCAACATCGAGATTGGAGATGATGAGTTCGATCTCTCCGCTCTGATCGGGATATTCCCTCTCGCCCTCGTCAACGCGCGGCATTGTCGAAGTCGATGCCATAAGCGAGTTCTTCAGGTTTCCGGTGTTGACCGGAATGCGTCCGCCCTCCGCAACCGATGTCCGAACGTTGTTCGCCACCATCTGCGCAGCCGTGCGCAAGACGGCCGCTTCGCGCTCCTTCTCCGCCTGCACCCATTCGGACACCTGCGCGGCGAAGCTCCGATTGTTCTCAGCCATTATCGGCCTCGCGATCTCGCGTATTCCTCGGCAAAGTCGAAGTTATATTCGACGTGGCAGCGGCAGCCGATGATCTCTGCCGCGCCGGCGCCGAGACTGGTATCGCCTGGGAAGCGCATCATAGCCCCCGAGGGAGATTGAAATGGCAAGTCCATGCCCGTCACCTCTTCAGCATTCAGGACCTGATGCGTGTGACGAACACGGCCGTCGCCGACCGCACGCCACCGACGGGTGACCATGCTGGCATCGCGGCCGGCGCGGTCCAGTCCCTGCTGATAGGCTTCATGCTTGGCAGCGTGGACCGATGACTGCGTTTCCGTGCGCGCGATCGTCTGGGCCCGGAGCTGCACATAGCGGTCCGCCAGACGGCCGGTGATCTTCTGGACGGCGTCGGCCGGAAGCGACCTGCCCACGCGGATTGCCTTGGCGACCTGCCGATCGAAGCGCTTATCCCGGCGCGTCAGCGTCAGGTAGTGCTTCATGCCCTCTACGTCGCCCGAGAGCAGCGCCGTGCGCGCGTTCTCGACCGTGCGGGCAAGCTGCGACGTCATGCCCAGCAAACCGCCCTCACGGCGCCCGGTGACCCGGTTCACGCGGCCGGCGATGTCGAGCGCAATCGTGTTCGGCCCCTGCCCCTTGGCATAGCCTGCTTCGATCCGCTCCCGGGCCATCTGCTTCGTGTCTTCGGTGACGTACGTGATCAGCGTCGACGAAGCTTCGCGGATGATCTGCTCGGCACGCTGGTTCTGCACATCCCAGCGAAACACGACGCGGCCGGCAAGAGGATCGCGGAGCCGTGGCATGAACTCGGTAACGAGAACCCCGCCCTGATTGAATGCCTGCCGTACCGCCTCAGATAGAGACCTGAACGCGGCCGGGTCGATGTGAAGCGCCGCAATGGCGCCTTCCACGTCTCGGCGTTCAAGCCGCTCGACAACCTCTTTCAAGACGATCTCGGATTTGACGTCCTCGATCGCCTCGCGAAAGGCCTTCTCCATAGCAGGGGAAAGCTCCTCGATGAGGGCGTCGAGCTGCTGCCGAAGAGAGGCCAAGGCTTATCGCCCCTTACGATGGGCAAAGGTCCGCTGCTCGGAAAGCGCCTTCTGGACACCTTCCTGCACAAGCCGACGAATACGCGCGTCACCATCAGCGCCCGTGACCATGACGCTGACCTGTTGGGCTTGACGGAGGGCGACGTCTGTTGCGGGCATGGCGGAAGGCTTCGGAAAGCCCTCCACGCGCTCACCGACGAGAATGGCCGCGGGAGCAGCTACGGCGCCGCCGACGGCAAAGCCGAGAAACGAGCGCCGGTTCATTCCTTGTCGCCCTTCTTCGCGGCAACCTTCTCCTCGGGCATCTTCTCGGCGATGCCGAGATTGATCAGCCCTTGAGCGAGGCCGCCAGAGAGTTCGGAGGCATCGACGACGTCGCCGACGACGTGGCCTGGATAGTCCTTCACAAAGCGGATTTTCATGGCGTTTCCTTTCACCAAGTTAGGCAAGTCGACCTTCGGGCCGACACCGGGTTTGATCACTTCCTTGGCGACCTTGTCGGCGCGATCTCACGTCCGTAGAGGTCGACAAGGACGGCGAATATCTTCGGAGGCGGAGTAATGGCCGCTTCTTGGCTCCCGATTTCGCTCAGGGAGACGTGCCAGCCATGCTATAGAAGGCTCCGCTAATACTCTGAGGCTGGCTCAATGAAGAAGTACTCGGCTCCGATCATCGTCGGTACCGCATTACTCATCCTGGTCTGCGTCTACGTCTACATGTTTGTTGCCTACCTGCCGTGAGATCAGGTTGTGCATCGCGGGGAGGTCCTTCGAGAAGGACCAGGCGCTGGCAAAACGCATACTCACTGTGCCAGTCTCCCATGCACGATGAAAACCACCGGCGTGATGCCGTCGTATTTGTTCGGGTCGCCGACAACGATGGCGTAGTCCTTGCCGTTGGCGGTCACGACGTCGCCGACAGTCGGCTCGATCGGCAGGCCGACCGCCGAGATGTAAATCTGCATGTCGCCGGTCTGGATGACCGTGCCGTCGATGTAGCGGGCCTCGTAGGCCATCGGCACGAGCGTGGCCGGGTAAGGCGTCACGATAGGCTCGCCACCGTAGACAGGGCCCGGAGGCGTGATCCGCTTCACGGTGCCGGCTTGGCCGTATTTGGCGACGAGCCGCTGCGCTGTCGCCTGCAGGCGTGCATAGATCGGGTTCGCCATCAGACCACCAGAGCGCCAGGGATGCACGGCACGAGGAACGGCCAGAGCAACCCCTCGATCGTCGTGACGACAGGTGTGGCGAGCGCGACGAGATCGTCGATGTCCGTTAAAGCAGAGGTTGAATACTCGACTTCAAGCTGTCCGACCTTCTCGCGTTTCACCGTTTGCGATCCGGTCACGACTGGCGAAAGGCTGCCCGGGTTCGTCAGGTCGAGGAATGCCGCCTCATACGAGGCATTGATGATCGCGGCCGGAACCTCTGTGGAAGGTATCGCCTCGCCATAGTAGGTTGTGGCGCCGGTGCGCGGCCATGCGCGCTCCTGGGCATACCCGCCGGTGCGCCGGCCGCTGAACTTCGGCTCATACCGATCGATCACCAGAGAACCGCGCTGACGTGCGGCGGTCTTCTGGGCATCGGTCGTGCCAACGGGAAAGACATAGCCGGCTTCGGTTGCGTACGCCGTGAAGCCGTCGTTCGTGCCGTATCCAGCCATGTCAATCTCCGATGAAATAGAACCTGGCGCTTAGGCGCCAGGCTCGGTTGCCAGATCTTCGAGGGCGGCGACGATCTCGTCCTTCTTTGCCGGCGTCTTGTCGCCGAGAAGCTTGGATGCCGCAGACTTGAAGGACATGAACTGCACGTTCGGGTCGTTTGCCATTGCCAAGACTTCGGCGGCCGTCTTCGGCTGATCGTCCTGAGCCTTGAGCTTTGCCAGTTCGGCATCACGCTCCGCCAACTGGGCCCGGAGGCGATCGAGTTCGGCGTCGACGTTCTGGGCAGCGTCCTTCAAGGCCGGCGCCGCAGTGACGCCGGGATCGTCGGTATAGTCGCCTTCGACTTCGAACCACTTAGACGCTTTGATATGCGCCTTCTCGCGGGCGAAGATTTCGACCTCGACGGTCTGGCCCGCCTCGACGAGAACCGGACCATTGACTGTGTTGATGCCGCGCGGGCCCGGCTGGGTGTTGGTGATCTTCATGATCTGATCCTCCTCAGATGCCGTCGAGGTAGCGGACAGCCTTCGGACGGCGGATGTCGACGCCGCCCAGACGGAAGATGCCCGGAACGTCGAACTTGATCGGG